CTTTTTTGTCCCCTTCACCTTTAAGCAAGCCACCAATGGCTGTTTTGCCTTCCTCTATCTTTTTTTCTATCCAACTAGGACTTTTCTCTTCTTTGGGAATTTCGGGAATAGGTTTATCAACGGGTATACCTTGCTCAAGTAATACTCTCTTAACCACTGCAAGGTCTTCCGGATAATCTCTTAATGCAGGAAGCCATTTGTCATAATTATGTCTAATTTCAATTTTCATTCCTAAGTCTAATTCCCTGCCTGAATTAATATAGTCTGACAGAATACCATTAGCTCCATATAAAACTTCACTAGCATCATACATTTTAGGATTGCCCCATATCTTTAGCTGTTTTGGCAAATCCTGTAAGTTTATCATCACTAATTCTTTCAGGGTCAATACCGGTTATAGACTGGATATAAGTTCTATCATCTATCTGTCCGGTATCATGTAACCTTTGTGTTTCTTTGAGCTTTTCTTGTGAAGCGGTTAACATTTTTTCAGGTTCATCTTCGTCTAATTTTGCTTTGATAGATTTGAGTGCAGCATCATATCTTATTAAAGCCTTAGGAAACTTTTTAAAGTTTTTTCTGTAATCTAACATTTCATCATAATTAGTAAAATCTAATTTTTCTGACATTGCTATAAATGCATCCATTTCTTCCATTGTTGCATCGAGTTCTTCCATTGTCATTTTTCTAGCATTTCCAGAAATTTCAGTTACCCATTCTGTCATTGCAGCTCCGAATGGGATAGACCATCTAACATTAGACAGATGCTCTTCTTGCGTAAAGACTCCATCAGCCCATTGGTCATCCTCTCTTTTAGCATATTCCATTGCTTGTAATTTAAATTCTTTTGCCTTATTATCTATTTTATCTTGTTTTCTTTTTTCTGCTATATGCTGTAAAGACAGACCAAACGTCTTTGAAAATCCTTGAGCAAATCCTGATGCAAATCCTGCACTACCTATTCCTTTAGTTGCCATTGGTTTTCACTTCCTTTTCAAACAAAGTATATTTTGCAACATACCCAAATTTATTTATTTTTCTTTCAACTGCATCTCCGTTTCTTTGTGTGCATATAAGTATTCTATCTGCTAATTTTTCTATAGCTAGCTCATCTGCGACCCTTACCACTTTGAGATGTAATTTAGGATAATGTGGGTCTATCCACATCCATACACAATTCAAAACCTTACCCGGATTTAAGTCACGTGTCAAATGGAATACAGCACATCCTATTAATTTATCATCCTTATATTCAACATAAGGAAATATAACTTTAGTATATATTCCTTGTTTGAGATACAAAAGAAAATCAGTTATATTTACTTTACATTTCTTAAAATTATTTAACGCATCACATATATCCATTAATTCGTAAATGTCATCTGTTAATCTCATACTTCTCCCCCTTATTTAATTAACATTGGTATTGCTCCAACAAGAGAACCCGAAACGCTTCCTGCTGCACTATATTTTGCTAATTCTATAGCATTTTCTTGTTCAAGTTCTGCTGCTTCCATCGCCCATATATTCTGTTGTGTCGTAAATTGTGCTTCTATTGAAGCTGCTGCATTCATATTATTAATTGCATAAGCTTGTTGTAATTTTGTTACATACACTTGTACGCTTGCAGCTTGAGCAGCAATCTTAGCATCTGCCCTCTTAGACCATGCTGCTAATTTTGGTGCGTATTCTAACTGTGACTGTTCGCTTAAATAGCTAAGGAAATTTTGAGACAATCCTAAAGCATTTTCATAACTTGCCATTTTCATAAATGCAGATTTAATCTTAACTTCTGTTACAGAAGCAGCTAACGCTTTAGTAGCGTTTGCATGAATCTTCATTGATTCTGATAAATACAATCCTGCATTAGTAATACCTCTAGTTTCCATATTTTGTTTTAATCTACGTAACCTTTCGTTTCTATCTGCTTTTATTAAATCCCATGTTTGTTGTTTCATCAACTGTTGTGTGGCTTCGTCTATTCCAATGCCTTGTTTGTCTATGATATTTTGTATCTGTTCACTATGCATTTTAGCCCAATCTTGTTGTTCTTGTGATTGGACATAAGCAGGTGCTTCTGGTATATTAACTGGTTGAATAGCATTGGGGTCATATTCTGGTATCGGAACATCTTCTGGTCTTTCAAACCATTCATCATCCGGTGCAACCGGTATCTCTTCTTCTATAACATCTTCCGTTATGGTAGATGCAATATCATTATCATCATCCTCTGGTTTTACACTTGGTTGTGTTATAGTAGCCCCACCAGTTGCTGGTGCCCCTACACCTGCACCACCATCTGTATCAGTTAACAATCCATCATTATCATATTGACTAATCGTATTTGATGGTGGTTTCATTGTACCAGAAACTGGGTCATATACTAAATCTGTCATTTATATCACTCCTTTATCTTACGGAAATATCTACTTTGACTTCCACTTGTACAGTCAGTCTTGTTCTTGTAGTAGATTCAAACTTTATTATTTTACTACCAGTTCTGGTAATATCACTTGTAATATCTATCAATTCTCTATCAATTGGTACATTGCCATATTCTTTGCCATAGGCTACTCCGCCATCTTGCGAAACACTAAACTTGATTATAGGATTAGTGTCTTCCTCAAATATGCCATAAGCTGCGGCATGAGTATGGTCTTCTGTTGTGTGTTCGTGATTAGCCACTGTATGCGTATGGTTATCTACTGTATGCGTATGAGAATTAATACTATGTTGATGGTTTATATCAACACACTTTTGAATAGTTGGATATTCGTCAAAATAAAAGCCCCCTTCATGGGCTGCAAGACTTGCTTCAAGTAAAACGTCATATCTTGAATAAGATGATGCATCCCCACTTTGAGTAGCTGTTCCAGAAGTAATTTGTCCACCACCCGAACTCGATGTTTGTCCGCCACCCGAACTTGTTGTCTGTCCACCGCCTGCTGCTGCTGCCTTTGAATAAGCTCTATAATTATGAATCCAATAAGATGTTTTAACTGATACAATTTTAACTGTCTCATCTAATACTCTAAAATACACATACATTGGGTATGTAGCATCTAAACTATCAGATGCATTTATAACATATGTATTTCGAAAGTTAGCCATATTACGAGGTGTAATTCCACCGTTCAATGTATCGTTAGCTTCCTGTAATTGTATCTGTGCTATTTCTAAATCTTCTTTTAATAAATCGTATTCTTTTTGTGTAACTTTAGTTTTTGTAACTAGTTCACTAACTTCCTTATCTCTTATATATTCTTCCATTTATTCTCCCCACTTTGCAGGTTCTAAACTAAATACTAGTGCATACCCATGGATTTCAGCATGGTATTTATCAGAAATATATGGGCGATAACCTAAAGAACGTGCTCTTAGTCCACTGCTACCAAATCCTATGTCGTACCATTTTGTTGTATTAATATCGAGAGTCTTACTTACATAGTGTTCATCATTGTCATCTAATGTGTAATACATTCTCATTGCTGTTGTTGCAGCCGATGTAGTCTTAACCTTTATATATATATTAAACCACTTTTTATATCTATCTGGCATACCTAAATCTATACCTTGAACATCATCATACATGGTAATAGCAGCACCATCATCATCTAAGCCATCAAATACATTGTACACTCTGCCTATTGTATTACTTCCTGCTTTAAGTGAATATGTATCTCCACCTTTATCCCATACTGAATAACACGAAAAACCTAGGTTAAATACTCCATAGGTTTGTGTCTCAAAATCATAATATACTGTTTCATTTGGAACTGTACTTACTCCTTTAGGGTATGTAAGAAGATATTTATCTTGAAAATATACACCAACAGAATTGGCAGCATATGTAGAATTTATATTTTCCATAATATACTTGTTTAATTGATAATTTAGTTTCTTCCCGGTTGTACCATTGAAATAGTATATACCATCAAATCCTAAATATACCAATAAATTCTTACAATTACATAATGAACGAGTTGCAATACACCCTTCATTTGAATATGCATTTTTAAATTCATAGTTAGATGCATCAAAATTAGTTAATCTCTCAAGCGAATCACTAGTAAATACTGGCAACGTATTCAATTGCTCCATTAATCCAGTTACCTTCTGTTTGTTCCCGGCTGGAAAATATAATTCAGGTGGAAAGTATTCTTCTGCAATTGAAGAAGCTATAGTATTCTCATCTTCTGCTAACATTATTCTAGACCTACGTGCACATATAAGATGTGGTGTAGTAGGCGGTACATTATGGTCTGTATGCAATTCTGTTCCTGCCATTAATGTGGTATCTGCTTGTGTTAAGTCTACTGTAGTTGTTGTGTTGTCTGCTATAGATTTATCATAATAATATGTTGAACCACCAACAGTTGTTCTGTATATATTTCTTGAAGCAACTTTGGAATCAGTAGAATTCACTACGGTTAAGACTATTTTATCATTAGCTGCACATGCAATATTGTCACTAGCAGGTGAACCGTTACTTTCATATCCATCACTATCTATATAAGTATATTTTACTTTGTAATTTCCTGCTCCTACACTACCACCAGCAGGTGATGTTCCAGTAGGTTTCGCAACAGGTGGTATTATCCCCACTGTTTCAACATAAGTTGCATCATATTTCCATAATCCTTTACCATTTACAGCATAAACTTTATTTTTGAAATTAATAAAATGTGTTTGTTGGTCTGCTGTAGTTGTAAAATCTGTAGCTGCTTTAGATTTTAATGTAGTTCCAGCCCAAGGAGTGGTAGCTGCTAACTTATACCATTTAGTATTCCATGCTACTAAAAATTCTTTAGTGAAATCTTGTTGGTACATTTTGTGTATACCAGTAATACCATGTCCTTCTCCTAAAGAAGTAGTATTATATTTTGAATAGCCATCCCTTTTTGCTATTTGTCCATGTTCATTAAAAGAACAATTATATAATGAAGCAGGAAGTCTAGGAAGGTCTTTGAGCTTTATGTCACTAGGACTCATGTCATCTAGCACTCTCAGTATTTGTTTCTTTTCCATATTATCTCCTACATATTTAGGGCATTAATTACTCTTCTGCCTGTTCTTCTTCTGGCAGGAATCATTCTTTTAACCTGATTCCTTTCTCCATGTACTATTTTATTAACGAATGCAATTCCTTCTTTGAACTCATTCATTTGTTCTCTATATAAAGTAAATTCCTTTTTCTTATACCAGCATTTTGCCATAGCATAATTAACTATATATGGTCTAAAAGCAATCATTCTATAGTCACCTGATAAAGGAGCTACTCCA